TAGCTCTATTGTTTCTGTTTCGCTGTGCGCTATAAAAACAATATTCATTCCCTTGGCTTCATTTAAGATACCAGCTGCCTTACGAACCCTGCCATGATAAGAACTTAATGCCTGAAAACCAGCTCCATAACCACCTAATGCTTGTGCTATGGTGCGTGGTTTTTTTGGATCAGTATCGACAATGTGATTTGTAAATAAATTATCAAGTTGAGTAATACTATCAATAACCAATGTTTTATAATCATGTTCATCTTTTATAAGAGCTGTTAATTGCTCCCATAATTGCTCAACAGTATTAAGTATTGGAAAAGCATCAGGTCTTGATGATGCAGGTATTGCTTGCAAGCCATCTTCAGCACGAATGAAGATAGGTTTAGGAAAGGTGGCGGCTAAACTGGTTTTACCCAATCCTGCATCACCTGTTAATGTGCAAATAATCGGACGATCATTTGGCTTTGCTATAGAGCTTAATATGCTCATCTTTACTACTCCTTCATTGAGGGTTAAAAATCTTTTTCTTTATTCCGTTGCATATATTACCGATTTAAATTAGAATTGCAACACCTTAATAAAAATAAATAGGAAATAAAAATGCTGACAATTGAACAAATACAAAACAAGTTAGTTTTCATGAACTTAAAAGCCGTCAGTAATGCTACTGACATTGGTTATAATTTATTGTGGAAAATTGCTAACAATAAAATGATAAACATTCCACATTTAGCTGTTGTTACTCTTAGTAAGTTTCTGGAGGACTTTTAGTGTTACCTGAGTTGTGTGATGCAATTAGGGCAGTTGGTTATGAACCTCCTCCTAACATAGCTGTTGGCAAGGTTACAAGATTCTCCACCAATGGTAAGCGCAACGACAGGTCAGGTTGGGTTCATGTATTTGATGATGCACATGGCGCTGTGTTTGGTTGCTGGCGTAGTGGTGAGCAACATCAATGGCATGAAAAACGTGATTATGTTCCTGATATTCATGAACAGGAGGCGATGCGCCAACAGTTTGAAGAGGCTAAACGTAAGGCAATTGCGGAACGTGACGCAGCGTATGCTGTAGCGGCAAAAGAAGCGCAAATATTATTTGATAATGCAGTTCCAGTTATAAGCCATGATTACCTTACCAACAAGGGAATACATCCAAACATGGCCCGTATGTTTGGCGGCAAACTTATCATACCTGTTTATGGTGCAGATGGAGAAATTCAGTCTGTTCAGTCAATATTTAGCGATGGCGCAAAAAGGTTTCACTCTGGCGGTAAGATGCTTGGTGGTCATTGTTGGATTGGTGATCCTAGTCAATCTGAAACTTTATTGATAGCAGAAGGGTTTGCAACTGCTGATAGTTTATTCCAAGCAACAAAGCTTGCTGTATGCATAGCATTTAACGCTGGAAACCTTAAGCCTGTATCCCAAATGATAGCAAGCCAGTATATTGGCAAGAAGATTGTTATCTGTGCTGATAATGATAGTTCTGGTGTTGGCATAAGCAAGGCAAAAGAATGTGGTGTTGATATTGTATTGCCCACCATCAATGGCGATTTTAACGATATGATGTCAGAGTTAGGCATTGATGCGGTTAAGGAAGTTGTTTTTGGAAAGGTAAAGCCAGAAGAGTTATTTGTCACCATTGAAGATATGATGGCAAACATTAGCAAACCAGACTGGTTAATTAAAGGGATACTTGAGCGTGGTAGCATGAATCTTCTTTTCGGGGAGCCTGGCGCTGGTAAAAGTTTGTTTGCAATGAACTGGGCGTTTTGCGCTGGTAATGGTGATGATTGGTATGGGCATAAGGTAAAAAAAGAGTTAAAAACATTAATCATCATGGGTGAGGGTTTGCGTGGTGCTTCTATGCGGTTTAAGGCTTTATCTCAAAAGTACGGTAAATCTCCAAAGAATATAAGGTTAAGCAGAAGATCAATAAATTTACTTGATAATAGTGCTGCTGATGAAATTATAAAAATAGTTACAGAATTAGATTTTATACCTGACATTATTATTATTGATACACTGCACAGGAATATGGTTGGTGATGAGAACTCTAGTGAAGATATGGCCTTATACTTTAAGTCTATTGAATTACTTGCCAGACGTTTAGATGCGGCTATTGTTACTGTTCACCATAGTGGCCATGGAGATAAAGGTAGGAGTCGTGGAAGTAGCTCTATTAAAGCCGCAATGGACGCAGAGTTTTGTGTTACCAAGAATGGCGATGGCATTACTTTTTCATGCACAAAGTCTAAAGATTTTGGTTTTGGCGCTGATATGAGTTTTGCTATTCATGAAGTTGAACTTGATGGGGATGTCTTTTATGATGCAGATGATGATAAACAAGTTACCAGTGTTTATTTAGAATATCAGGGTGTTGCAAAGGACAAGAAGGCATTGGCTACAAATGACCAAAAAGGGTTAGATTCACTTATACATTGTATGGAAATACATGGTAAATCTGGCAATGTATTGAAGCCTAATGGAGATGTACAACTTTCTGTACATTATAGAGATTGGCAACCCTTTGCAAAAGAAATATACAAGGGAAGTAATGCTTCACAGTACTTTACAAATGCAAGAAATAGTCTTTTAAAACAAAAGCTTATAGGAAATCAAGGGGATTTTTGGTGGGTAATATAATTTATACATACATACGTTATACATCGTTGTATAACATGTATGTATTTTGGGTCTTATTTATACATACAATACATCCCCCCTATAGGGGATGTATATTGTATAAAACCTTGTATATAAATTTGAATGAATGAATTATTAGAGTTTATAAAAGAAATTGAAAAAGAGTTTGGAGAAGTAAAAGCAAAAGCAATTAGGGTTGATGGTAAAGTTGTTTTACATGAAGGTAATTTTCAACAAGAACGCAAAGGACTAGATTTATGATTAAAAGAACAATAACAGAATTATGGCTGCTTCCATTTGTATTACTGGTGTATATTGGAATTTTTGTGGTTGGTGTTTTTAGAATGGCGGTTAATAAATGAGTGATACAGAGTATTTTTATGACATGTGCGATAAGATGAATAAAATGCCAACAGAAGCGCAGTTAGATGAGTTTTTAAGAGAATTAAAGAATACCATTAGGGTAAAAGCATTTGTCATCGCTATGAGGCTATAATGAATATTAAATACAATCATTATTATAAAGATGTGCGGCATCTGGATGCCGTAGATGTGTATCGTGTGTTGGAATTGTTTAACGTGACAGACCCATGTATTCAACATGCGGTAAAGAAGTTACTTTGTGCAGGAAATAGGGGCGCAAAGGATGAAGAAAGAGATGTTAATGAGGCAATTGATACGTTGGGTCGTTATCAGGATATGAAGGTGGAGGAAGAATTGCATGAAGATGCCACCAATTAATTTATTTAGTTTTCCAAAACAGACAAAGATTTGTAAGCATAAGTACCAGGCAACTTATGTTTCATGGCGAAAGAAAGTTTGTATTGATTGCAATGAGGAGTTTCCATTGTATGATTTAAAAATTGAGCATCAAAGGTAATAATGATGGCGTTAAAGGTTAGCAATAAGAATAGAAAGAAGGTAAAAATGTTTAAGGCAAATGAAGATAGTTATAAAACCAAAGATTAAATGGGTTGGTAACTATTGGAAGTGTTATAGTGAAGACAGGGTTGCTTATGGTGAATCACCAAAGGTAGCGTTTATTAATTGGAAATCACAGTATTTTTAAAATAAATATTTCGCAGAGTAGGTTTATCTATGGAAGATAACGTAGAAAAAAATAGGGCAGGAAATAGAGGGCTTGGAAGGGTAAAAGGAACTCCAAATAAGGCAACTGCACAAGCAAGGGAGGCCATTGCAGACTTTGTTGATGGAAATGCGCACAGGTTAACCGGATGGCTTGACCAGGTGGCGGAAACAAATCCGGAAAGGGCTTTTCAACTGTTCCAGAGTGTAATTGAGTATCATGTTCCAAAACTTGCAAGGAGTGACACAACTGTTACTGGTGCAGATGGTGGAGCTATTGTTCATAAGATAGAGGTTTCTTTTGGCGACAATTAAAGCAAAGTTTCCACCAAGCTTAAAGGATATTTTTAAACCAAGACGTTATAAGGTTATCTATGGCGGTCGAGGTTCTGGTAAATCTTGGAGTTGTGCAAGGGCTTTGATAATAATGGCTGTTAATGAGCCAATAAGGGTGCTGTGCGCTAGGGAAACACAGAAGTCAATACAAGAGTCGGTACACAAACTTTTGAAGGATCAGATTGAAATTCTTAACCTACAGCACATGTTTACGGTGCTTGAAACAAAGATAGTTGGCATCAATGGTTCTGAGTTTAGTTTTGCAGGTATTCGGCAACAAGGTATCACTAACTTAAAATCATTTGAGGGTGTTGATATTTGTTGGGTTGAGGAAGCGCAGGTTTGCACCAAGAAATCATGGGATGTTCTTATTCCAACAATCAGGAAGCCTGGTAGCGAGATATGGATAACATTTAATCCAGAGCTGGACACTGATGAAACGTATAAACGGTTTGTATTGTCGGATAACGATGAGGCAACTGTTATAAAGTGCAACTACTCGGATAATCCGTGGTTTCCTGATGAGCTTGAAAAGGAGCGTGTTAACTGGTTAAGGCGTGACCCTGAAGGATACAAAACGGTTTGGGAAGGTGAGTGCAGACCTGCTGTTGAGGGTGCAATATATGCGCAAGAATTAACTCGTATGCAGATAGAGAAAAGACTAGGAAAAGCTCCATACGATCCATTGCTTAAGGTGCATACTGTATGGGATTTAGGGTGGAATGATTCCATGTCTATAGGATTTGTTCAGCGATCCGGTTCTGGAGAGATAAGGATTATTGATTATATAGAGGATAGCCACCGAACATTGGATAGCTATGTTGATGAACTAAAAAGCAAAGGGTTTAACTGGGGGACTGATTTTATACCACATGATGGGCGTAATAAGGATTTTAAATCCGGCAAGTCAACAGAAGAAATATTGCAAGCAATGGGCCGAACGGTTATTGTATTAGGCAGAAATGACATTGAAGAAGGTATCAGGGCTTCAAGGATGATGTTTAGCCGTGTTTGGGTTGATGAGAAGGCACAAGATATAGTCAATAGGTTAAAACGCTATAGAAGGACGCAGAACCAGTCAACTGGTGAATTTGGCGCTCCCTTGCATGATGAGAGTAGTCATGGCGCTGATTGTTTTAGGTATATTGCAATGGCAGAGCAACAAATGAACAACGAAACATGGGGTGGAAAGTTAAAATATCCAAGTTTAGGTTATAATTAAGCATAAACATATAAAAGGCTAATTAAAATGGCAATAATGACAGACGATGAACTCAAGGCAATAACCGATCAAGAGATTAAGCAGTCGCTTGGTTATGGCTCTGGAGAGATTAGTGACCAGAGAATGAGGGCACTAGATTATTACATGGCAAAGCCTATCCGTGACCTTGCTCCTCCTGCAATTGATGGGCGCTCTAGTGTTGTATCAACAGATGTTCTTGATACGGTGGAATGGATGTTGCCATCGTTGTTAAAGATGTTTGTTGGAACTGATAAAACGGTAGAGTTCGAGGCAAAATCAGAAGAGTATGAAGAGCAGGCTCGATGCGCTACTGCTTACATAAATGATTATGTACTGCGTGTGCAGAACAATGCTTTTACGATATTTCATACATGGTTTAAAGATGCGTTGCTTAGTAAGGTTGGCGTGTTAAAACTATGGTGGGATACTATTGATGAGGAAGCAAGGGAAGACTATAACGGTCTTGATGAGATTGAACTTGCAATGCTCCTTAGTGATACAAGTGTAGAGCCAATAGAAAACTCAACCTTTATTGATAATGAAACTGGTGCGATGCTTTACAACGTTGCTGTTAAACGTAAGAAGACCAAAGGTTTCACAAGAATTGAGAATGTTCCACCAGAAGAGTTTTTAATTAGTAGGCGTGCAAAGAATATAGAAGATGCAGACTTTGTAGCACATAGGTTTGAGCGTACTATTGGTCAACTAAAATCAGCCGGATATAAGAACGTTGATGAGCTATCAAGTGATGAACTTGATGGGGCGTACCAACAAGAGCGTGTTGAACGTAGGACATTCTACGATGATATGCCGTATGCTGATGGTGGCAACCGTTCAGATACATCTGATAAAAGTAGTCGGGTAGTCTGGGTAACAGAATGCTATATGAAGGTAGATGTTGATGGGGATGGAATACCAGAATGGCGCAAGATTACACGTTGCGGAAATAGTTTATTAGATAACATTGAGTGCGATGGCAATCCATTTGTAACTATCACGCCAATTCCTATGCCGCACCAATTCTTTGGACTATCTGTTGCCGATCTAGCGATGGAATCACAAAGAACAAAGACCAGCTTGATGCGTGCAATGATTGATAATCTATACTTATCGGTTAATGGTCGTTCATGGGCGCTTGAGGGTCAGGTCAACATGGATGATTTATTGACCTCAAGACCTGGCGGAATTGTAAGGGTAAAAACTCCAAATGCGGTTGGTGCATTGCAGTCTGGTAATGGCGACATGGCTGGCGCTACAAATCTTCTTGAGATTGTAGAACAGGCAAAAGAGAACAGAACTGGATTTACTCGGGCTAGTCAAGGAACTAATCCTGATGCATTAAACCAGACAGCGACAGGCATGAATATCATAACCAATCGTGCAGATATGCGGATTGAATTGATAGCTAGAAACTTTGCTGAAACTGGCGTAAGAAACTTATTCTTAAAGATATTAGAACTTGTTAGTAAATACCAAGACAATGTTGAGCGTATAAAGTCAAGTCATGGTAGGTGGGTTGATATTGATCCAAGAGAGTGGAAGAACCAGTTCCACCTTAGTGTATCAGTTGGTTTAGGAACTGGTAACAAGGATCAGATTGAACAAAAGCTAAATACTCTAGGCCTGATAATGAAGGGTACTTCCGAGTATGGTATAACTGGCCCACAAGAGTTTTACAATGGCGCTATAAAGATGGCGGAAGTTTTAGGGTTTGCAAATCCTGAGAAGTTCTTTAAGAATCCTGCTGGTTGCGCTTGTGC